AGGTTTAGTATGGAGGACGCTCCTGCGAATAGCTTTTTTTTAGAATACTTATCAAGACCACCTACAGCTGAGATATTCTTTGAGGATGTTCTAATGGCGTTAGTATTTTATGGGATGCCTATACTCGCGGAAAATAATAAACCTCGCCTATTGTATTATTTAAGACGCAGAGGATATAGAGGTTTTAGCATGAACAGACCTGATAAGATATGGAACAAATTATCTGTAGCAGAAAAGGAAGTTGGTGGAATACCTAACTCTTCAGAAGATATAAAACAAGCCCATGCCGCAGCAATTGAAATGTACATACAAGATCACGTTGGCATGAGGCAAGATGGAACATTTGGAGATTTATATTTTAATGATTTATTAAACGATTGGAGCAAGTTTGATATAAATAAAAGAACAAAATTTGACGCCTCTATAAGTTCTGGTTTAGCTATAATGGCTAACAATAGGCATCTTTACGCTCCAAACGCAAAGGTTGAAAAACCTAAACTAAATATAAACGTTTCTAAGTATACTAATACTGGAAACAATTCACAAATAATCAAATAATAAATATGGCAGAGTCTGGCATGAAAAGTTATTTCCCGAGTCAAACAGTAAGCGATGCTGAAAAGCTTAGTTACGATTACGGTTTAAAAGTAGGTAAAGCTATAGAGCAAGAATGGTTTAATAACGATAGAGGTTCTAATAGATATAGAACTAATAATAATGATTTTCATAATTTAAGATTGTACGCAAGAGGCGAGCAATCTATACAAAAATATAAGGATGAGTTATCTATAAACGGTGATTTGTCCTATTTAAATTTAGACTGGAAGCCAGTACCTATTATTTCTAAGTTTGTAGATGTTGTTGTTAATGGTATTGCTGAAAGAACATACGATATAAAAGCTTATTCTCAAGATCCTTTTGGTATAGAAAAACGTACGCAATATATGGAGTCTATAATAAGAGACATGCAGACCAAAGATTTTAACGATACGGCTATGCAAAATCTTAACATGGATTTGTATGAAAATAAAAAAGAAGATCTACCTGAATCAGAAGAAGAGTTAGGGTTGCATATGCAATTAAGCTACAAGCAAGCGGTTGAACTGGCGGAAGAACAAGCTTTAAATGTTTTATTTGAAGGAAGTAATTACGAGTTAATAAAGAAAAGATTTTATTATGACTTAACCGTGCTAGGTATTGGAGCTGTTAAAACTTCTTTTAACACATCTGAAGGCGCTGTAATAGATTATGTTGATCCAGCTAATTTAGTTTATTCTTACACTGAGTCTCCTCACTTTGACGATATATATTATGTTGGCGAAGCAAAAACAATCCCTGTTAATGAGTTAGCAAAACAATTTCCTCATTTAACAGAAAGTGACCTTGAGGATATAATGAAAAACAAATCTAACAATAGGTCTAACTATAACTCAACACATACTTACGATAAAGAAGACAGTAATACAATTCAGGTTTTATACTTTAACTATAAAACTTATATGAATGAGGTTTATAAAGTAAAAGAAACTGGAAGTGGAGCTGATAAAGTTATACCTAAAGATGATACTTTTAATCCACCTAAAGATATGGAAGGTGGTTACGGTAGAATGATAAGATCTATAGAATGTCTTTATGATGGTGCTTTAATTTTAGGTACAAACAAGCTTCTTAAATGGGAAATGTCTAAAAACATGATGCGCCCTAAAAGCGATTTTACAAAAGTTAAAATGAGTTATGCTATTTGTGCACCAAGAATGTACAACGGTAAAATAGATTCGTTAGTAAAAAAAATAACTGGATTTGCAGATATGATTCAGTTAACACACTTGAAGCTTCAGCAAGTGCTATCAAGAATGGTTCCAGATGGTGTTTATCTTGATGCTGATGGTTTAGCTGAAGTTGATTTAGGTAATGGAACAAACTACAATCCACAAGAAGCTTTAAACATGTTTTTTCAAACAGGATCTGTTATAGGTAGATCGTTCACATCTGATGGTGATATGAATCCTGGTAAAATACCTATTCAAGAAATAACATCTGGTTCTGGTGGAAATAAAATGCAAGCCCTTATTGGTAATTACAATTACTATTTACAAATGATAAGAGATGTAACTGGGCTTAACGAAGCTAGAGACGGCAGTATGCCAGATAAAAATGCTTTAGTAGGCGTTCAAAAACTAGCGGCTGCAAATAGTAATACAGCAACAAGACATATACTACAATCAGGTTTATTTTTAACAGCAGAAGTTGCGGAGTGCTTGTCACTTAGAATATCTGATATTATAGAATACTCTCCAACTAAAGATGCTTTTATACAAGCTATAGGTACGCATAATGTTGCGACTTTAGAAGAAATGAAAAATTTGCATTTATATGATTTTGGTATATTTTTAGAACTAATGCCAGACGAAGAAGAGCAAGCAGTTTTAGAAAACAATATTCAAATGGCACTTCAACAGCAAACTATAGAGCTTGAAGATGCTATTGATCTTAGGGAAATACGCAACGTTAAATTAGCAAATCAACTTATTAAAATACGTAGAAAGAAAAAACAAGATAAAGATCAAATTCTGCAACAACAAAATATGCAGCAGCAAGCTCAGTTAAACCAACAGTCAGCGCAAGCAGCAGCTCAAGCAGAGGTTCAAAAAAACCAAGCTTTAGTCCAAAGCCAAGTTCAACTAGAACAAATAAAAGCAGAAATAGAATCTAAAAAAATGCTACAAGAGGTTGAAATGAAAAAAGAATTAATGGCTATGGAGTTTCAATACAATATGGAGTTGAAAGGTATTGAGGTTGAAGGTGCAAGAGGCAGGGAAAAACAAAAAGAAGATCGAAAAGATCAAAGAACAAAAATTCAAGCGTCTCAACAAAGTGAGATGATTGACCAAAGAAATAGTGGTAAACCACCTAAAAACTTTGAGTCCTCAGGTAATGATATACTAGATGGGTCAATTGATTTAAGTAGTTTTAGCCCTAGTTAAAATTATTAATTATTATTATATTATATTATGGAAGAAAAATTAGAAGAAGTAGTTGAAGAAACTACACAACAAACCCAACAAGACCCAGGTGATGAAAACGTGGTAAAAGTTGATGAAAGTAAATTTGAGTCTGCTGGAGATAATGATGTTATCAAAGTAGATTTAAGTAAACCTCCAATACCAAAAGAAGAAAATGAAACTAAAGAAGATAACGCTGACGACAGCGGAGTGGTTGCAGAGTCTGAAAATGCCGACACCACAGAAAAACAAGAAGAAGTACAACCGGAAGAAGAAGCACAAGAAACTCCAGTATTAGAAGAAATAACTGAAGAAGAAACTCCTGATGTTGAAGAAATAGCTGAAGAAGCTAGTGAAGCTCTTAAAGAATCAATGCAGACCGGTGAACCATTACCAGATAATATCCAAAAGTTAATGGACTTTATGGAGGAGACTGGTGGAGATTTAAATGATTATGTAAAGCTTAATCAAGACTACAGCAAACTAGATAACCAAGATTTGCTACATGAGTATTACAAGCAAACAAAACCTCATTTAAATAACGAAGAAATTAACTTCCTAATGGAAGATCAATTCTCTTTCGACGAAGAAGTTGATGAGGATAGAGATATAAAAAGAAAAAAATTAGCGTTAAAAGAGCAAGTTGCCAACGCTAAAAGCCACTTAGACGGGCAAAAGTCTAAATACTATGATGAAATCAAAGCTGGTTCAAAACTTACGGGTGAACAACAAAAAGCTGTAGATTTCTTTAATAGGTACAACAAGGAGTCAGAAGCAACTCAAAAAACAGTTAAAACAAACTCTGATATTTTTACACAAAAAACAAATAATGTTTTTAATGACAAGTTCAAAGGTTTTGAATATAATGTTGGTGATAAAAAATACAGGTTTAATGTAAACAATGCTGAAGAGGTTAAAAACACTCAGAGCGATTTAAACAATTTTACCAAAAAGTTTTTGGATAAAAATTCTGCTTTAACAGACGCTAAGGGTTATCATAAATCTCTATATACAGCAATGAATGCAGACGCTGTTGCAAAACACTTTTACGACCAAGGCAAGGCTGATGCTATGAAAAATAGTATTGCTAAAGCCAAGAATGTGGATATGAACCCAAGACAAAGTCATGGGAAAATTGAAGTAGGTGGTACAACGTATAAAGTGCTAGGTGATAATTCTTCTGATTTTAAAATTAAAAACAATAAATTTAAAAATTAAAAATTAAAAATTATGGCAATTACAGGAGGGACTAATTTAAGGTCCACACCAGCCCCAATCCAAGCTGCGTTAGCAACTAACTTTTTAGACTTTGCAACGGGAGCTACGGATGATACAAACTGGGCACAACAATTTTTACCAGATCTTATGGCTGCAGAAGCTGAGGTGTTCGGAAATAGAACAATCTCAGGATTTCTTGCACAAGTAGGAGCTGAAGAAGCAATGAGTTCTGACCA